AATCGCCGTTCCAGAAACAATCAACGCAAAAACTTCCAACGCAACACGGTTTTCAATAACCCAGCCAACAAGTTGCGAGAAACCAATAATGGCCTGACCAATAGTAGCAACCAACTGTTGCATCTGTGCCTGACCAACATCAGACGCAAGGTATTCAGCAAACTGATTCACATACGGAATCAGATACTGCCCCAACTTTTCCTGCATCTCACCAAAAATTACATTTATACGGCTAAACGGATCAGTAGCAGCAGCAGCAGCAGAAGCACCCTTAACCGCATTTTCAAGTTCACCCAGCAGGTTGCTTGAACCCTTAAGTTCAGGCATCAACCTGGTCAGTTGCGTAGTGTTGCCGTTGAAAGCTTTACCCAAAAGGCTTGCTGCTTTTTCAACGCTAATCTGTTTTGAAGCTGACAGATCAAGTGCAATCTGCATCAACTTGTTAGCGTTAGTTACTGAACCAGTAGCAGTGGCTAAAGTTTGGTAGGCCGGTCTAAGCGAATCATCTGCGACCCCCGAAGCAAGTTGCCACTTAGAAATCGAATCTTCAACAGACGCAATAACTTCATCATTTGCACCCAAAGTGTTCTTTAGGGCGTTCGCCAAAACCGCCTGTGACTTAGCATCAACAACCGCTGCTTTACCAGCATCCTTCAACGCCGAAACAGCAGCAGCAAGCCCAACACCTAAACCAACACCAGCAAGAACACCCTTAAGTTTCTTGCCAACCGAACTGAATTCTTTTTGAGCGTTCTTCAAACCCTTATCATCAAAGACAGATTTGACCGCAAGAATAATTGAACCAGCCATTTAAAAACCCTTCATATTTACTAGTTTTGCAAAATCCGAAACCACTTTGTCAACTTTTCGCATTGCTTCAGGAAGTGACTGTTCAGCGGCAGGATAAACAAAACGGGAAGCCTTACCGCCCAACCTACGGATCAACGCCCGACCCTGACCGTTTACCGTGTGCATACGCTCAGTGTTCTTCCACTTATACATCCTGGTTCGCCCCGTGCCTTTATAACCAGCATCAATGAACCGACCTGAACGGCCAGCCATATCAGCCATTGCAACAGCAGGGGAAGCAGCACGAATACGAACCAACGAAGTAACCGTTCGGCTACCCGAAGACTTAGTTCGAAATTCAATCTTCACATCAGTAGGCGGATGCACACGGCCCTTAGCATCAGTAGACGCGTTCCAGTTCAAACGCCCCTGTGTCAGACCGCTAGGCGGTGTCACAGACGCTAACCGGTTCTTAATAGCGGCCTGAATAGGTTTGGCAGGTTTCTTAGCTTCACGCAGTAACGCTTTACGAAATTCAGGGTCAATACGTTTCAGACGGCGTTGAAGCTCACGAATGTCATTCACGCTTGCACTTTTCGCAGATACGCCAGCCGAACGCAATGACCCCACAGTTTTAGGGATTTCAAGTTTCAGCATCAGCGAACCACCTTCAACCCCAATTCTACCGCAGGTAACAAAAACGTTACCTTTCAATGTTGCCCAAACCGCACCAGGTGTGGTTCAATAAATACACAAGGAAGGAAACGAAATGAACACCATCACCACACACCAAACCGTGTTGGCTTTCGCTGAAGACGGCAGACAAAACCTGCCACTAACAATCATCGAAACCATCACGGCAAACGGTGACGTGGTAGGCCGATTGAAACTAGAAACAAACGGCACGTGTTACGGCATCTGGGTCAAACCAGAACACCGCAGACAGGGCATAGCAACCCAAATGTGGCAGTATGCACAAACCAACGGTCACAACCCACAACATTCAGCCGAACGCACCGCAGACGGCGAACAGTGGGCGAAAAGTTTCAACATTCCGCTTCCCGAACTAATCCGTGTCTAACAGAAGGAAAACTAATGAACACTGACACATACACAGTCGAACCGATCAGCGGTGAAGCCCGAAAGCTTTACAACGAACTAATGCTGGAACATTCCGCAAACATCATCACGGGTCAAAAAAACATTGAAAACGAACTGTGGGATATTGCAAAACTGTTCCCAGAAACCTATGACACCATTGACCACATCACAGACGGTCTATTTCAATACGAAGCAGCACTAATTGAAATCGGTAAAGGCAACATCCCGAAAGATAACGTCTACTATCAGGCCCTAGTGGTTCGGTTGGCATACAACGCCATTACCAACATTGACGGATTTGCGTGGATAGTAGCCAACAGCCGATTCACCGAACAAGACATTCAATCAATGATTGACCTAGCAGCGTCACAAGTGGTTTGGCACAAAAACTTTGAAATTGACGAACGCCTAACAATGGAAGGCGAACAGGCTGGTTACCTGCAATACGTTTACTGTGCCTGTAAACTGCACAACTGTAAAGTGCTATCTAACTGATCAGCAAACAAAAAGAATCCCCCACCAACCTGGTAGGGGATTTCTTTTTACCTGTTCGAAGCTTTAGCCACCAAAACCTTACCCATAGTGAACAGCATCCGTTCACTTTCCTGCATCAAAACAGACGGGGCAATGCCGGTTTCAACAGCAAGCGTGGCGATAAACCAGTGGGCTGAAGTTTCGCCTAGCCCTTTGATTTTGGGTCAGCATCACCGACACCAACCTGTGCCACATCTTCCACCCATTCAAGGAACGGTTTACCCGTAACCTTCGTGCGGTGTTCAACGTGCCACGCCAAATAAAGCAGGTGCGTTAGCTTCAGTTCGTGTTCAAGACGTGCAATAGAAAGATTGAATTCGCCTTCGAACGCAACCATATCAGAAGCGACAGCAGTCACATTCTTGCTGGTTTCATCCAAGAATTCAATGCGTAGATTCATTCTCATAGGTTACGCCGTTGCCCTAGTGATTGGACCAGTGGTAGGCCACGTAACGCTGAACGATGAAAGGTCACCGATAGTGCCTGAAATCGGGGTGTAACCGTTGATTAGGCAGGTAGCAGTGTAAGACGGGTTAGTTGATGACACGGCAGTTCCCAGTGGCTTAATGACCACAGTTCCAATCGTGTTGATCAGGCTGTTAATGGTTGCGTCTACCGAACCGGCAGCGTAATCCTGGTAAAAGTCAAGCTTTACCGAACCTGAAACAATGCCACCAACAACAGTTCGCCACGCAGTAGACGCAGTGCCGAAAGTAGTGGTTTCGATTTCGTTAGAAGTTTCTTCAATCGTTGCTGAAGAAAGGGATGAAGTTAGGTCAACCCCGTTCAGCGTAATCTGAAACTGTGTTGCTACAAATTTAGCCATTTGTTTATGCCTTCTAGTTTGTGTAAACCGTCACAGCAAATTCTGCTGCTAGGTAAGGGATTTCTGCAATTGTGATGCTTCCATATGTAGAAAGCCCAGTCACTCGAAGGGTCTGAACAACGCCACCAAGTGTCTTATCTGATTCTATCGCAGTTTTTACGCTCAACGCCCCTGACGGATTACAGTAACCGTCAATCTTGTTTTGCCCTGACCGTTCATCAGCCCTACCAGCAACCACAGTAATCTTAAACAAGTATTCATCAAGCCCACGCCCAAACGTGGTGTCATAGTTGATAGATACCGGTTCAACAATTGCAATCGGTGGGTTAGGCGAATCAGGCACAGTAGCGGCAGTGCGTAGACCTGCAATGGTGGCAAGGTTAGTTGCTAGACCGTCACGGATTTGGGAAACAGTTGCCATTATTGGAAGTTTCTCATAAGACGGTAAGGATCAATCAATTGTCGAACATCAGGGTCAAGGCTGGAACTGACACGCATCACACCCATATCGCCAAACCCTGCAACACCCAACGGTGAATCAGCACGTTTGAAAATGCGTGAAGCTTGAATGATAGTTGCCTGTTTGACCGCAATCGGCACAGCAGACCAACCCCACGTTCCCGTGATTTGAACGTTAGCCCTACCCGAACCAGTAGTGAACCCATAGTTTGCTGATAGATAGTTGCCAGCCAAAACCAGTTCAGTAAAAGGCCAACCGGTCAGACCGCCCACAACGTTGTTCAATGGGTAAAGCTGATAATCGGTTGAAGTCAAAGTTGTGTCAAACGTGCCGTTATCAAGGCTAGAAAGTTTGACTTCAGAAACAGTCAACAAGTCATCAAGAACAACCTGGTAAGTGTTATCTGACGCAAACACACGTGTAGCCGTGCCTGACGGGTAAAAATAGCGTTGTGCATAACCGTCAATTAAACGGCTGGCTGCTTCAACAGCCATTTCCAATTGCGTGTCATCAATGGTGTCACTGATTCGCAAACTTGTTTTTATTTCGGTCAGGGTTGCATACCCGTTAGTAATCGCCATCAAACACCTTCTAAAAGCCTACGCTTCTAGTTTACCGCCTACTGATTCGGGCTTTAATGTCAGTCGAACTAACACCCTTCGTGTAAGGCAAATAACACAAACCAATACCCCGTTCATCAAGCCACGCCTGATCAAAACCCATCTGTGCGTGATAGTCACGAACCGCCCAGTCAGACCCGACAATAATCAAGTCAGGTTGAACCCAGTCAATAGCAGTGCGTGAATCAGCACCGTCAAAGTTCGGCACAACATCGTGAACGAAACGGCAAGCCAACAAAACTTCAGCCCGTTCTTCATAAGACATCACGGGCGGTTTACCTTTATACGCTTCAA